TGCAGGAACTTGAACGCATATGCTTAGAAAGCCAAGCTGATTTGCTGGTCTGTGACCCACTGGCGGAACTTCACGACAGCGAAGAAAACGACAATACCGCCATGCGCCAAGTCGTCGCGTCATTCCGGGCAATGGCACAGCGGCTAGATATGGCAGTGCTGATCCTACACCATGACCGCAAAGGCACCAGCACACCCGGCGACATGGACCGGGTTCGCGGGGCTTCCTCAATCTCCGGCGCAGTCCGAGTCATGCTGACACTCACCACAATGACCGCCGAAGAAGCAGGCAGCTTTGGCATCCAAGCAGATGAACGCCGGTCATACTTCCGTATAGACAGCGCCAAATCCAACTACGCACCAGCCCAAGAAGCAGAGTGGTACAAGCTGACCGCTATCGAGATAGACAACGGCGAGATCATAGCAGCAGCCCTACCATGGACGCCGCCAGGCGTTTTCGGGGCACTGAGCATGGCAGACTGTGTGGCTATCCTGGAAACCCTACAGCGAGGCTTCATGGACGAAGGAAAGCGGTACGACTACGCCGCAGACCCAAAGTCCAAGAAAGGAGTGGCATGGGAAGTTCTGACCAACACCGGGAAAGCCACCAAAGAGCAAGCAAAGAACATACTGAAGACCTGGGAAGCCGAAGGAACCATAATCAAAGAACTCGGAGCATCACCTTCAAGCAGGCATCCAAGGGACAACTACAGGTTGTGTCCAGAGCGCCTAGCACAGATGAAATTAGCTGCGCCAAAACCAATTATTGAGGAGTTTTGAGGCGTGCAACTTGTGTTTTAAAACACCGTTTTGCTGCACTTTGTGGACACGTTAGGGGGTGTGCGGCAACAAAAAGTCCCTAGGTAGGGAACTATCTGCACGCGCAATTGCTTAAGCACTGCAATTGCACGCGCAGACCTGATAGTTCACTCCCGACCTAGGGACTTTAGCGCCTGTTGCACCACAACTAGAAGGAGAGAAAGAAAGATGGCGAAAGAAGATTATCTGGCCCCGATCTCTGACACAGCAGGGTCATGGGTATGGCGGTCTCAAAGCGGCAGGCGGGCCGTGGACGATGTGGTGAGTGACCTGGAACGCCGGTGGGGGTTCGACAGGTTGCCGCGTCTGGTGTCGCCGGCACTGCGCGAGCGGTTTGTGGCGGCTCAGGATATGCACCGGCAGGCAACCATGGAAGGCGTTGACCTGGCGGAAATGGACAGCATGATAATCCGCGCTTGGCGAGCCTTGGAAGCAGAGGCTATCGCTCGCGGGGAGACCGAGTTGCCTGGGGCCGTGGTGTGCTGGCAGGCAGATGAGCCAGAACGCGGTACCATATGCCTTTGCCTGGATGATGAACACGCCCAGGCGCTACTGGCACGGGCTAAGGCGGAAGGGTGGAACGCGGAAACCTGGACACTGGTGGAAGTGGGGAGAGTTCTGGCCGCATCATCATCGCTATGGGAAGTGAAACAGGCTTTCCCTATGGCAACGGTACAGAGTAAAAGGAAAGCCATGCCGCAGGATGATATACCGCCGTTATGAAGAAAGCATTCGAGGGCGAGCGCATAGACTTCGGGGCGGATATCAAGGAAGGCTGCACGCTTGTGACTAAGAGATTCTGGGCGCCAGCCGCTATGCTGGCGAGAGGCATGATTAGCGAGGCTCTGTATGCCGCTGCAAAGCGGCTGCGAGATGATTATTATGCGGGGCAAGCTGGGAGGCCAGGGGCTAAGGAGGCTTATGCGAAGGCTTGCAGGGCCGTAGGCACTACATCCATGCCCGTGTTGGCTTGGGCAGTATTGAGCCATGGCACGGTTATGGGATGGGCTGAGTGTAAAGGCATCGAGGTGGCCAAGGCGACCGGACAGATGGTGCAAGGGCTTGAAAGGCTTGGAGCGCATTATGGCAGCGCATGAATGGAGAGAGGGGTACGATGTGGGCCGTTTGACGCCGATCTGGATTGATGATGACCATATGCCGCGCATCCTTGAGATGATCTCTCGGGGCGTTTTAATGATTGATATCATCAAGATGGAGGGGATGCCTTCATGGTGTGTGATCAATAAATGGTTGCAAGACCCAGAATGGCAGGCACAATACGCGCGGGCGCGCATGCAGATGGCTCACGTCGTTGCCGAGACAGCCATCAAAGAAGCAACCGAAAATACTACGGAAGATCCGCAGTTTGCCCGTTTAAAATTCGACGCAAGGCGCTGGTATGTCGGAAAGATTGCGCCTAGGGTTTATGGCGATAGGGTCCAACACCAGGTCGAACTAGGTGAAAGCTATGTCGAAGCCTTGCGTGTGGCATCCCAGCGCATCAATCAACGAATCAAGGAAGAAAAGCAACGGAATCAAATACTTGACGTTGATTTGGAAACCGGAGACATCATCCAAAAAATAGGAAATGATACCGAATCAGCAAAGCCAAAGAAACGAACAAGATCAAAGGGTTAGCGTGGAATTTTCCATAATGCACCTTATGCGGTTCCAGCGGAAACAATCGTCCTGGGCCCGTACCCCCACCCCACCCCCCCCCGAAATTTTGCGACGGGGGGCGGGCTGGTGGCATGATATGTATATCAACACCCCCCCCTGGGTACGGGGACAAAATGACAAAACGTCCCTTTACCCCCCGTAAATTTTTAGGATAGAATCAAACTCTCATGCCAGGCAGACCCAAGCGGCGGGCGAGATTAGCGGCGGAGGCGGCGGCGCAAGCTGCCGAAGCCGGGGACAATGGCGTCCTATCGTCCCCACTCCCTGCTAATCTTGTGCCTTCTTCCAAGCCTCGATCTTCATCCCCTGTTGCCCCAACAGCGGAGGAGCAGGCTGCTATTATTGAGCAGTTGGCGGCTGATCCTGTTTTGTTTGTTGAATCCATGCTTGGCGCTACTCCGCAGAAATGGCAGGCGGAGGCGTTGAGGGCGATTGCCAGTAAGGACCGTGTGGCGATTCGTTCTGGCCATGGTGTGGGCAAGACGGCGTTCTTGTCTTGGTTGGTGTTGTGGTGGCTTCTCACTCGGATGCCGACCAAGGTGGTTTGCACGGCGAACACGGCGCACCAGTTAAGTGATGTGTTGTGGTCTGAGATTGGCAAATGGCATCGCAAGATGCCGGAGGGTATGCGGCGCCTTTTAGAAATAAAGTCCGACAAAATAGAACTTATTGGTGTGCCTGATAGTTTTGCGGTGGCGAGAACCAGCCGGCGGGAGCAGCCTGAGGCCTTGCAGGGGTTCCACAGTGAGAATTTACTCTTTGTGATTGATGAGGCGTCTGGTGTTCCGGATGTGGTGTTTGAGGTTGGCCAGGGTGCGCTTTCGACGGAGGGTGCCAAGGTTGTAATGACTGGCAACCCGACGCGGGCCAGTGGTTATTTCTATGATGCGTTTACCCGGAACCAGAAGCGTTGGTGGCGTCGGAAGGTGAGTTGTCACGATGCGGACACGGTGGACAAGGGTTTCTTGGAGGAGATGGCGGCGCAGTATGGTGATGGTTCGAATCAGTACCGGGTGAGGGTGCTTGGTGATTTCCCGGCTGGTGACGATGATGCGTTGATTGCCCGTCACTTGATTGAGGCGGCGAAAAGCCGCCAGGTTGAGCAATCGCAGACGGCGCCCGTGGTGTGGGGGTTGGATGTCGCTCGGTTTGGGGATGATGCGAGTGCTTTGGCGAAGCGGAAGGGTAACTCGTTGATTGAGCCGGTGCGGGTGTGGCGTGGGAAGGATTTGATGGAGACGTGTGGTGTGATTAAGATGGAGTGGGATATTACTCCGGGTTCCATGCGTCCGATTGAGATTATGGTGGATGTGATTGGGTTGGGTGCGGGCGTGGTCGATCGGCTGCGGGAATTGGATTTGCCGGTGCGTGGGGTGAATGTGGCGGAGTTGCCGGCGATAGATGGTAATCGGTTTCAGCGTCTGCGGGACGAGTTGTGGTGGAAGGCGCGGGAGTGGTTTGAGGCGCGGGATTGTGTGGTGCCGAACGACGATAGTTTTGTGGATGAGTTATGTGGTCCGTTGTATAGTGTGACGAGTGCAGGCAAGATTCAGATTGAACCGAAGTCTCAGATGAAGCGCAGATTGGGTAGGTCGCCGGACAAGGCGGACGCGTTTTGTTTGACCTTTGCGGGTGTTGCGGCGGCCATGTCTGGGTCTGGCGGGTATGGGGTTCGTTGGGGCAAGCCGCTTCGACGGGCGGTTAAGGGGGTTGTGTGAAGTATTATTGTATTTCGCTGCGTGAGACCCCAGAGCGCACGGCGCGTGCGCGGCATGAGTTTGAGCGTGAGGGTGTGCCGGTATCTTGGGTCTGGGGTATTTATGGCAAGTCTATGCAGATTAAGTCTGAGATACCCATGCACTCGGATTACTTTGTGAATCGTGGTGTTACGGCGTTGGTTCTTAGCCATCACATGGCGTGGAATCTGGCGCAGCATGACGGTGCGGACGAGTTTATGGTGTTCGAGGATGATGTGGTGTTGCCGGAGAACTTTCTGGCGAAATGGGCCACCATTCGCGCCAAGGTGGATGATGATGTGGATGGGGTTTACTTGCAGAGTTGTTGTGTGGATGACCAGAAGTGGAAACAGAAGTATCGGGATGAGTTGTATGATGTGAGGTATCCGCTTTGCACGGCGGCGATTTGGTGGCGGCAGCGTGCGATTCCGACATTGGTGGAGCATACCAAGCCAGCGAATACGCCGGTTGATATTTTGTTGGAGCAGAAGGCGCTGCGCCATTTGAAGGTTTTGACGGTGTTGCCTGAATTGGTTGGGCAGCTAACGCATCAGGGTAAGATGTCGAGCGAGGTTCAAGCATGATTGATATGGCGCATTTGGGTGGGTATTATGAGGAAGGCGATGGGCACACGTTCACGCCGGATATCTGGGGATGGTTGTTGCTTGAGTATGGCGTTGAATCGGTTTTGGATATGGGCTGCGGAACGGCGGTTAATCTGAAGTGGTTTCAGGACATGGGGTGCCGTGTGCTGGGGGTCGAGGGGCACCCGGACGCTATTCTGAAGGCGAAGTGCGGTCCTGTTGTTTTGCATGACTATACTAAGGGGGCTTTGGACATTGATCATCGGTTTGATTTGTGTATTTCCACAGAGTTTGTGGAACACGTAGACGCCAAGTATGAGGATAATTGGTTTGCTTCTATGCGGTGTGCCGATCGGGTGTTGATGTGTCATGCGGTGCCGGGCCAGGGCGGGCATCACCATGTAAATGAGCAGACGGCGGAATATTGGGTGGAGCGGTTTGGTCAGCATGGGTTTCGGAATTTG